TTATTTAAAATCTTGCATCGACTTATCAAACTCTAAATGTTCCTTTTTTGTAATGTGGAGGTATATTTTACGAGTTATTTCTGAACTACTATGCCCAACACGATCAGTTATTAAACTTAAGGGATAACCTTCTTCTGCAAGTTTTGAAACATGAGTATGTCTAAATATGTGTGAAGTGATCTGTTTTTTCCATTTCTTCTTGTTAACAAAAACACGCAAAAAATGACTAATAGTACTAACAGAAAATGGATTATTAAGATTGCTAAGCTGACTACCATAAAATTTATTTCTAAATAGATAATCATTCTTGTTACGATCTTTAGAACATTCTTTGTAAATTTCTACCGCTTCATCAGGAAGAGCAATAGTTCTATGGCTGGATGCAGTTTTAGTAAATTCTTGCCTAACTTCACCTTTGCCTTTTACATGTACTAATGTTCCAGAAATAGTTGCATACCATAATTTTGTTTCTGGGTCTTGAAACACATTGTTTATTAATAGTGCAGTTGCTTCACCCACACGCATTCCAGTCAGATATAGCCATTTAAATAGGTGATAGTAATCTTCTCTTTTTTTATGGAGACAATAAGTTAGAACCGTGTTTAATTCATCATCTGTTAAATACCAGTTTTCAACACGACTTTGTTTTTTTGCTCTTTCATTTTTATAATTTATTTTTATTTTTAAAGTAGGATCCTTTTTGATATATCCAAATTGAATTGCATATTCAAAAATTTTCTTAAGTTGTAAAAGATAAATTTTTATAGTCCCATTTGAAAGTTTACGTTCATATAGAAGATCATTTAAATAAACATTAAGTTCAGTAGTATTTACGGAAGCTACTAATTTATCTTTGAAATCCTTAGAGATTATATCAAGGGTAGAAAAATAAGAGTTCCTTGTTTTTATTGCTAGTCCTTGCTTATCTAAATTATTTTTAAGCTTATCTATAAGTTTGTCCATAGTAATTGGTTTTATAGATTGGATGTTTAACTTCTCCTGAATCATTTGTTTTACTTTAGCATTAGCTAAATTTCTAGCACGAGTGGTATCTTTAGCAATGGTAACAGATTTCTTACGTACACCCACAAAAGATGGATCAGTATATCTAATTGAGTACTTAAACTTACCATTTTTTAGTGGCTCAACTTGTGGGGAATAGTATTTAACCATTTGATTTTTGCCTCCATTTTGCTAAAATAGGGTAGACGAAAAGCGTTGAATTACCAGTTCAACTTTTCATCTAACATATATATGTTACATATAAGATTGGTCAGAGTGATGACCGACCCGTGAAGTGTTACCAGCGCTTTGCGGGTCTTTTTTTGTTTTATTTAATAATCATCGTCTGTGTCGCTATCATCATCTTTTGGAACTGTAATGGTTTGTGTCGCTGATACCTTAAGATTTAATGGTTTGCCATAGCTATCCATAGTATCAGAATTCCATGGTTGAAGTAGGTAAGTATTTACATCTTTATCGCCGTCATCTGTATCTAATTGGAAGGACATAGCAAATTGAACAGTCTGACCAGGATCAACCTTATCCAATTTAGCATTAATCTTGTCTTTCCATGGAGTTAAATCATCTTCAAATTGAGAACGCTCTCCACCAACTTCATGAGTGGATTTAGATAACTTTTGTTCAACTTTTAAATTATCCATAAAGAAGTCTTCAGGAGTTACGCCTTTTTTAGCCTTATTAGTGAATGAAGCATCGATAACTATATAATGCACATCGCCATCTGAAGTTGCATTTTTAAGGGTCACTTTAGTTAGTTTCTCAATTTTAATTGAACCCTTATTAGTTTTAAAGGTATCACCCACAAACTTGCTTGATGATTGGGCATTAGATTTCTTTTTATCCTCTTTGTCTGCTTTATCCATCATTTTATCCAATTTATCAGCTTTTTTAGAAGTAGCTTGATCGTTATTACTATTAGAACAAGCAGTAGTTCCTAAGCCTAGTGCAACTAATGCAGTAGCTACAATAATATATCTTTTCTTCATAATTACCTCCACAATTGCCTTAGGTTTTACGTCACTGGCGTTGTGGACGATTGACAGGTATCGGGATGAGCGCGCTAAGAGCTTTTTAACTTTCAGGGATGCCTGCTTTTTTTATTTCATAGTATAATTGCTATGAGGTGAAAGAAGTGAATAGAGAATTAAAAAAAATAGAAATTAACCTTACGATTATTTCAGCAGAATTAGCATTTATTGCTGGTATGATTTTTAGCTACATTATTAGATATTAGAATAATGTAAAAATATAATGCGATAATAAACCTAGTAAAAAAGTAAAAATAGGAATAACAAATCTAATGATAATGTCTTTTTTATTTTGTCTGTGAACATCAATACAATCAATACCTTTAGCAGTAATCCAATATGCAGCAATTCCAGGCTTTCCATTAGAAAGGTAAACTAAAGTAACCTTGATTAATTTTTGCTTATCCAATTCAAGCAAGAATTGATTAAAAGGATTATCTAAATGAGGATCTTTTACGTGATGAGTCTTATTGTCATTGATTGATTTTAAAAACTTATATTTATCCATAATTCTTCATTCCGTCTGAAAGGGCGGTTTTTATTTTGCAGTTAAATATGCATCGATAAGGTAATAATGCTTCTTAGGGATGCAGAAAGCATTAGCAAACTGATAATAAGTAGCAAAATGCATATCAGTTTCTTGTGCATATTGTAGAAGTAATTTGATTGCTCCTAAATTTGCGTCACTTTCACCAGGCTCCATGCCTCTACAAGCAGAGTGGTAGTATTCAGCAGATCCATATAACACATGACAAATTTCATGTGCTGTAATGAATGGTAGTTCGTTTTTGTTATACCAATTGGAATTGATTATAGCTATTGGAGGAAACTCCCACGAATCCGAGGGAGCATCTGGCGGTAATTTCTTATCAAAGATTATTCCTATGCCATGATCCATTGCGTAATTACTTAGCCATGCCAATACATCATCCATTACTTATCATCTCGTTTTTTAGAATTTCTGGGTGTTGCTTAATATATTGCTCAGCCATAGCCTTGTAATAATCCTTTAATTCATCTGGCACAGTTCCACCATATGGCATGTCTAAGTCTAACCAGGTAAGGGTGTTACTATTTATATGGTTTTCACTATTATTAGGGATGGTTGGATCGTCTGTTCTACCTAAAAGATAATCGGTGGTAGTGTCAAATAGATTGGCTACTTTCTCAACCTTATCAATTGATGGATTGCTCTTTTTCCAAGTAGAAATAATTCCATTTGAAAAGCCTAATTTTCGTTCTAATTCTGCTAAACTCATTTTTTTTAGCGCTGTTAAATCTGTGATACGACTATAAAGCACCGACATTTTTAAATTACCTCCGAAAATATTTTGTAAAAATATGTTGACACTGAAAATTATCGGTGCTATATTATAAATGTGCTTGAGATAAGCACAGAAAAAAAGCTGTTTTTTGCACCGAATATTTAATAATAACGGGTTATTTCGTACGCCCTTATAATAGAATATTTTCGGTATTAATGCAACAGAAATAGTTTATTTTCTTAGAAAATATTTTATTGTGAGGTGAAAGCAAATGTCATTATATACGGCTATCAAAGAGGTAGCGCATAAAAATGGAAAATCTATTTATCAAATTGAACGTGATTTGAATTTATCAAATGGATTAATCAGTAAGTGGAACAAAAACATGCCAAGAGCAGATTACTTACAAGATGTAGCTGATTACCTAGGTACAACTACACAATACTTGTTCTATCTGTCACGTAAAGATAAATAAGCGGGAAGTGAGTAGAGAGGATGAAATAGATGGAAAATCAATTAATTAAGGTGACCGTACAGAATGATCAGCAACTGGTTAGTGCTAGAGAATTGCATAAAGGATTAGGACTTAAAAGAAAATTCACAGATTGGGTAAAACAAAACTTTAAGGAGTTTGAAGAAGGAATTGATTATGAGGGTTCACTTATAAGTACACCCTATAACAAGAAGTATCCTGACAAGCTCCAAACAATTCAAGATTATGCATTGACAATCGACATGGCCGAACAGCTCTGCTTGATGAGTAGAACAGAAAAGGTAAAGAATATCGCAAATACTTAATCGAAGTAGAACGCAAATGGAATGACCCACAAGAAATTGTAAAGCGCGGATATGCAATTTTACAAAATGAGAATACTCGTTTGAAATTAGAAAACGCTAGGATGGCACCTAAAGCCTTATTCGCAGATGCAGTAGCAGCAAGTAAGACAGATATTCTTATAGGTCAGTTAGCCAAAATGCTTCGCCAGAATGGTTATGAAATTGGACAAAATAGACTATTTAAATGGTTAAGAGAGCATCACTATTTATGTGCTAAAGGAAGTCGTTATAATCAACCAACTCAACGAGTTATGGATTTAGGATTATTCAGAATTAAAGAAAGAACTATTAATAATCCTGATGGAAGCACTCGAATAACAGTAACAACTTTAGTTACAGGGAAAGGTCAACAATATTTTGTTAATCGATTTTTAAATTCAGAGCCAAATCAATTAACGCTAGAAATTGAGAAATAAAAAATGAAAGAACTAGATATTAAAAAATCAGTTCTCACAGATTACTTCAAGAATTGACTGGAGGTACGCAAATGAAACAAGACGAAGCAAGACAAATTTGCACACCTAAGATTCGACCATTAACTCCTGAAGAACAGAAAAAGATGGATAAAATCTTTGATGCAATGTTTAAAGAAGATGATTGCCATGACTAAGGTTTTAACACCTAAGGAAGTACAGGAAAAATATCATTGGAAACCTACAACATGGAGAAGAAGACGTGAAGCATGTTTAATTTCACCATATAAAGACGCAATCGTTTTAGAAAGCGTGAAAAAATGCCATGTAAAAGAAGAACGATTTGAAGAGTTTTTAGATTGGAAATCACGACAAGTGTATAACGAGATGTTTGGAGTAAATGATGAGTAAATGGATTAATTTTAAAATCAACGAATTTATGGGTACTGATTTTACGATACGTGAAACAGAAATTTTAACTTTGAGTACTGCATGTACAGCATTGGTAGCACTTGTATTTACAATGTTTACCGCAGTATTCCCGAACATTTAAAGGAGAAAGCATTGAAAGAAAGCATATTTAGAATAATTGGAACTGTAGTTATTACAACAATCTTTTATTTAATAAGTAAATTACTACATACATCATTGGATGTTTTTATTTTAACGAGTGTTATTTGGCTGATGTGCGATAACGCAATAAGGAACAAACAATGAAACGCATAACTGAATTATTGCAAGGGATTAAACATAGTGATCCTATGAAAGAAAGTAATGAAGCAAAACTATTATGCAGCAATGCCTACTACAAATATAGAGAGAAGTGTGAACCGTGGAAGTCAAAACAGGTAAAGAGTTACTAGAAACAATTTATTACGAAGATGCTCAAAAACGAATTAACCACTATAAAGGCACAGATTCATTAGTAGTGTGGTGTGACAACAATGCCTACATCATTGGATATGAGATGGGATCAGACTTCCACACTATTAGTGAGTTTCTTAAATACCGAATTAGACTTATAGGTTTTGAAAAATTTACGCACGAAATTGATTCAACCGAATTTGATTTCATTACAGAATTGCTTGATGTAATTGAAGATGGATTAGCAAGTGACTATCTGGGCGAAATCATGCAAGAGGTTTACCAGATGGAGGACTTAAGCCAATGCTAGAAGAATTTAGAGAATGGCAATTAGCTACTAAAGATAGTATTGACAAATGGACTGACAAACTAGTTAAAGAAGCACTCAAGCAAGGCGAAGTTGGTAAGGCTGAAGATTGGTTAAGAAGGAATAAGCCTACACCAAGTGGCGATTTTCATGCTACTACTTCCGAACAATTTAATACGATTGTTCAAACTATGTTTGAAGATGCCAAAAGAGAATTACATAAAGAAGTAAGAAAGTTGAGGTTTAAGCAAAATGGAGATGAAGAGTAATGCCAGCATTTAAATGGGATGAAGATCACAGCACTAAATATCGCTGGCTTATATATGGAGTTCCTGGTGTTGGTAAAACAACCCTCAGTAAATATCTTAAAGGAAAAACTTATCTGCTTAGTTTAGATGATAGCTTCCACAGAATCGACTTCTGGAGAGGCAAAGACGATATCTGGACTATTGATCCAGAAAAGCCAATTGAAGATCTAGCAGACTTTGTAAAAGCTTTTAAACCAGACCAGTACGATAACTTGATTATTGATAATATTAGCAATTTGCAAAAGCTATTCTTTATTGAAAAAGCTCGTGAGACAAGAACAGGTTTAGACAATAAGATGTCTGACTATAACGAATGGACAACTCTAATTACTAGGCTTATTTTAAAATGCTTTAGCTGGAATATCAATATTTTAGTTACAGCATGGGAAGCACAAAACAAGGTTACTGATCCAAGTGGCCAAGAATTTATGCAATACGGGCCAGATATTAGACCTAATCCTAGAGATTACATCTTAGGAAACTGTGATGTAGTAGCCCGTATGGTTCAAAAACCACAGACGGGAGAGCGTGGATTAATCATGCAAGGAAGTATAGATACCTATGCTAAAAATCGTTTAGATGACCGTAAAGGCTGTAAAGCTGATGAGTTGTTTAGTGTTGGTGATAACTAATGTACCAACTATTCGATTATCAGCAAAAACTGGTCAATAGTACTCGTCAAGCATTAGCAGAAGGTCATAAAGGTGTTCTTATAGTAAGCCCTCCAGGTAGCGGTAAATCAGTGGTAATTGCTGAAATTGCACGATTGACGACTGAAAAAGGTGGCAATGTATTGTTCTTTGTTTACCGTAAAGAATTGGTAAATCAGATTAAAGATAGCTTTATTAAGCAAGGCGTGAACTTAAATAATTGCACGATTATGACAGTTGGTAAGGTAGCTAACAGATTAGAAAAGATACCTAAACCTAATTTAATCATCGTTGACGAATCCCAGCATAGTAGGGCTAAGACTTATCTAAAGATATTCAATTACTTTTCAGATGTACCGAGATTAGGTTTTACGGGTAGTCCCTGGCGATTATCTGGTAAAGGTTTTAAAGATATCTATTCAAAAATGATTGAAGGACCATCTGTTAAATGGTTAATCGAAAATCATAAGCTTGCTCCATTTACTATGTATGGCTACCGATTAGGGGATGAAAGCAAACTAAAGCGAGGATCAACTGGTGATTACACAAATAAATCATTAGAAGATTTTAGTAAGTCCATTATCCGAGGAGATATCATAAAGAGCTGGCAGAAGTTCGCCAAAGGACGTAAGACAATAGTTTATTGTCACTCAGTACAATTTGCCAAGGAAGTAGCAAAAGCTTTTAGAGGAGCTAATATAAGCGCCTATGAAGCTGATAGTAAAACACCTGAAAAAGAACGAGACAAAATTATGCAAGATTTCAAAGATGGAAAGATAACAGTGTTATGTAATTGTGACCTTATTTCAGAAGGGTTCAATGTCCCTGACTGTTCTTGTGTGGTTTTGCTTAGGCCAACTGAAAGTCTAGTTGTGTACTTGCAACAATCTATGAGATGTATGAGATATCAGCCAGATAAGCAAGCAATAATAATCGACCAAGTAGGAAATTTTACTAGGTTTGGCTTGCCAGATGCGGATAGAACTTGGACGCTAGAAGACCGTGCTAAACACCCACAAAGAGAGGGTGGAAGTGATGGAATAGCCATTAAAACTTGTCCCAACTGTTTTGGAGTAATTATGGCTAGCTATCATAAATGCCCACTATGCGGTTATAGTTTTGAAGCTGAATTTAGAAAGCTAGCAGAAGATAAAAGAGCCGAGCTTGAAAAAATAAACCTTGATGCAAAAGAAATGCGAGAACGTAAAAAGAAGGAACAGGAGCTATTGCTTCGTGACCCTAGCACGTTTACTACATTTAAAGAGTTTGCAATTTACGGTAAAGCTATGGGACACAAACCAGGCTGGGCTTGGCACAGAGCAAAAGCAAAAGGATTAATTAAATGATTAAAACAAAAATCATTACTAGACCTAAGTATGAAAAAACATGAATTTGAATTTGATATAGAACGTTTTTCTAATCAATTCAATAGAAAAATTATCGATGTTCAATACACATCAAACAATTCAAACCATGAAGCAATCATTACTTATGAAATTTAAATATTTATTATAAGGAGAAATAAACAATGGCAGGATTTTTAGATTTTAACCCAGATAACGTAAATTACAAAACTGAAAATAAACTACTTCCAGCAGGAACCTATGAAATGATTATCAAATCTGTGGAAGTAAGAGCCACACAAGGTAATAATCCACATGAATATATGAATTTTGATTTAGTGGTACGTAAAGATTTAGATAAAGTGCCTGAACTAGCTAAGACCAATGCAACACAACATGGACGACACCTATTTGTTTCTGTTTGGACTTTGAAAGATGACGCAGGTAATGACAGTGGCAAGCATGATCCAAAAGTCTTAAGCCATATTGCTAAAGTTGCAGGTTTACCAGCAACTAATTTCAATTCAATTCAGGAATACATGAACGCCCTATTTAATAAACCAATTCGTGCATCTGTAACAATCAGAGAAAATGAATACCAAGGTCAAAAGCAAAAACAGAATGAATCAACACCTATTTACTTCAAAAAAGGCTCAACAAAGCCTGCTTACATCGGCTGGTATCAAACTAAATACCCACTTCAACCTGCAATGCAACAGCAATTAGCAGAAAATAATCCAGCAACAAGCGGCGGACAAGATCCATTCCCAACTAATGAAGGTACACAAACTTTAAGCGATAAAGATTTACCATTTTAGGAGTTGAATTAAATGCCTAAATTCAATTATCAAAATATCCCACAAGAGTTACGTAATCTTAAGCAATGGGGATTATTTGAACTTAAATGGGTTGAAGCTAGAAAGAAAAATACAAAAATTCCTATCAATCCTTATGATGGGTCGGCTGGTAAATCCAATGATCCTAATACTTGGTCAGACTTTGATACAGCAATGCGTGCGTTAAACGATGTAGAGCGAGCGGACGGGCTCGCATTCTACTTTGCAAATGGTTATGTCGGCTTAGATATCGACCACATTGACAGCAATTTAGAGGATTGGCGAGCAGGGGATAATGACCCCAATAATTTAGTAAATAAATTTCAAGACCTTACAGACAACACCTACATGGAAGTTAGTCAATCAGGCACAGGAATACATGCAATCTTTAAAGGCAAAATACCTGGCAAAAGACGTAGAAAAGGTAATTATGAAATGTACCAAACAGGACGTTTCTTTGCCTTGACTGGTAACAATATTATTCCTGATCCGACCATTAAGTCTATGTCAGACGATGAAATGAAAACTCTATATGAATTTTTGTTTGGCAAGGATAACGTAGTCCAGCTCCATTCAGAAAGTGACAATATCACTCCAGTAGATTTATCAGTTGTTGAAATTATTAAGAGAGCTGAAAATTCAGCTAAGACTGGTACAAGGTTCACTATGTTCATGAAGGGTGGGTGGGAGCAATTCTACTCATCACATTCCGAAGCTGATATGGCTTTCGCCAACGACTTGGCTTTTTGGACGGGTAGAGACTTCCACAAGATGGATACTATCTTCCGTAATTCAAGTTTGATGCGTGAAAAGTTTGACGAAAAGCATGGTGCAGTTACCTATGGAACATCATTGCTTAATAAGGCAATCAATGAAACGCAGAACATCTACAATCCTGAGAGTGATAGTCAAGATTCAGAATCATCTTACACATTTTCTTTCAACGAAGATAAAACCAAGAAAATCGTGCCTCGTTCCTGGGATGACCAAGGGAGAGGGTTGAGAATGAGAGATCAATTCGCAACGGTCTTAAAGTTCAATGCAGTTGATAAAAGTGGTTTTTCTTCAATGGATCATACTGGCAAGAAGATATTGGTAATCAAAGAGTGGAGCTAGCAGCAGAACGAGTTGCTAACTCAATCAAGAAAGAAAAGCCAGAGCTTAGTTTTTCTACTAAAACTGATGAAGATAAAGCTATGAATGAGTGGTATAAATTTCAGAAAGATTCTCGTTCTCACATGGCAAAAATGCACATGATTGATGAATTTAAGAAATATGTGATTGTCAAACACGGAGAATTTGATAAAGAAGATATGCTACTCAATACCGAATCTGGCTATGTGGATTTAAGTAGCGGAGAACTACATGACCATGACATTGATAAAAAATTTAGTCATCAAACAGTTGCTGAATATTCAGATAATGTTGATGCTCCACTTTGGGAGAAATTCTTAAATCAAATATTTAACAATGATGAAGAATTGATTCATTACGTGCAGAAAGCTATTGGTTATAGTTTCACAGGTTCAGTCGATGAACAATGTTTATTCATTCTTAATGGTAGAGGACGCAATGGTAAATCAGTATTTTCAAATGTAGTCAGTGATGTGGCTGGCAATTATGCTAAGCAAATGAATGTCCAAACTATCGTGGCTAAGAAAAATCAAAGCGGATCGGCCAACTCCGATATTGCCAGACTAGAGGGAGCGAGAATAGTTACCAGTTCCGAGTTAAACGAGGGAGATAGATTTGATGAATCCTTAGTAAAACAGTTAACTGGTGGAGACAAGATCTTAGCTAGATTCCTCTACGGTTCTGAATTTGAATACAAGCCTAAGTTTAAGATCTGGATGGCAACTAATCACTTACCAATTATCAGAGGTACAGATGATGGTATCTGGAGAAGAATTAAGATCATTCCCTTTAATATTCAAATTCCTAAAGAAAAGGTCGATAAGAAACTGGAATACAAGCTTAAGGCAGAATATACTGGAATACTCAATTGGATCGTTCAGGGGGCTATTATGTGGCAACAGGAGGGTCTAGAAGATCCAGAGGCAGTCACCAAGGTTATCGAAGCCTACAGAGCAGAGATGGATCCTTTAGACGCATTCTTAGAAGAGTGTTGCACTACTGGTCAAAATTATTCAATTAAGGCTAGAGAAATGTATGACGCTTACCATGAATGGGCAAAAGAATCCGAAGAATACAAGATGAGTATGACTAAGTTTGGCCGAGAAATGAGTAAAAAATTACTCAGAGTGAAAAGAAGAGATGGCTGGTATTATGTCGGATTGAAATTGAAAGAACCAGACAGTGATTATACATTCAATTTTTAACGTGTTACGGATGTGACATGTTGTGACACGTTGTGACGGGATAGTGTGACGGGTTGAGCCCTAGAGCCACAAGGGATGTGACGTGTTTTACGAGTTGTGAACTGTTTCGAGACCCCTTTTATTATATTTTTTTATTATATTTTAGATATCATTTTAGAGGTAACAAACATGTCACAATCGTCACAAGCCTAGAGCGAGTAAGAATAAAACCCGTCACAAACTCGTCACAAACCCGTCACAAAAAAACGCAAACCCGTCACATTTAGCAGTCGGCACACTAGAGTGCTAATGAATTATATATTTAAGGAATATTTTTATGAGAAAACAACCTGATTGGAGACCCCTCATTCTCACGTGTGGATGTTTCTTAATTCTAATGACAATTGTTTGCTGGGTGGTGTTTTGGCTATAGATAAGATTAAATTCGTTAAAAATCATTGGGAGCATCCCGATGGAACACCAATAGATTACGAAAAAGAAATTCAAAAATATTACCGTAACTGGAATAAGTTTTTGAAATTAATTGAGGTAAAGAAATGAACAGAATTAAGATTTTAAGGTTAGTTAATAATAAAACTCAAAAAGATTTAGCGAAATATTTAAATGTTTCTAAACAAGCCATTTTTTACTATGAACAGGGTAAAAGAAACCCAAAACCAGAAAATTGGCAAGCTCTAGCCGACTATTTCAATGTTTCAGTGCCTTATTTACGAGGTGCAACAACTTATGAAGTTTTAGATTCCGCTGAAAAAGATATTTATAACTATGTAATTGAAGCTATGGATCGGGCTTTTAATGATTATGCTTTCTTACCCGAAACAAAAGAAAGGGTTCTTAAAGCAATAGCTTACAGTATTGATAATGGAGAATTGAATTAAATGAACGTCTATTTAATTCAATCAACTGATTGTCTTATGGACCAAGCAATACAAAATGCAATTGTGGTTGCGGAAAACAGAAATACAGCAATTAAAAAGTTCTCTAAAGAGTTACGCCATAATCCATATTGTCAACAGAGCTATAGGTCAATGTGGTTTTCATGCAGGAAAATTAATATAAATAAATCAAAAATGCTAATTCAATATGGTGGAGATACTTGGCAATTTGATGAAGTGGAATACGAACAGGAGCAGAAAAAATGAAAGAATTTAACGAAAAGCATATTAAAGATTTACAAGAAGTAGATGGATTTGTATTGCAGGATGTTAAGGGTAAAACAGTAGCAATTGGTTTAGATTCAGAATATCCAAGTATTTTAGATTTTATTGCAGACTGTATAGATGACTATACTGCTCGTACTTTGGCTGTTTATTTGAATTTTGGTTCTACTAGAAATATGCTTCATCAAATATATGATAATGCGATCTTGCCTTTTGATAGTGACCTTCTAAAAGTTAGATTAATGAATGCGTTTGACGGTATTTCGGCAGATGATTATGCCAAGAAACTAGAAAAAAAACAATGGCATTTAGGTGACGTTGTGGAAGAGGAGGAGGGGCATAAAGCAATGATTGTTAAAGATAACGAGGGTGATTATGTTTTGATGGATATAGATCCAGATTGTGCAAATGCGTTCCAAGTGTCTGAGTTTTTTGAATGCTCCAGTTCTTTAAAAAGATTACGAGAACTTAGTTATAACTGGCACAAAGTTGTGGAGGATTAAGCAATGAAAGTAATTGATAAGCGAGCAGAAAGAAATGATGACTGGCATGTTGGAGATGTGGTTTGTTACTATAATCAGCCAGATGATAAAATTATGGAATGATTATGGCCTATAAATGTGATACTAACAATCTCTACATTCTGGTAGGCATAGACCGTAATGCAGGAGATGTAGAAGTTTATGATTCTCCTTCAATTGAAGATCTGCTAAAAGAAATAAACGTATATAGTCATGTTGAGAGAGTAAACGCACATCTAGTTGTGGAGGAATGACGATGAAAATTGTAGATAAGACAAACGAAACTTGGAAAATTGGAGATATAGTGATCGATAATGATGAAAGAAAAGGAATAATTAAAAAGACCAAAGACGATGATTTCGTCATTGTCCGTATAGACGAGAAACATGTAGGAGATTATTTTAGTGGACTTGCTTATGAAGCTGGAATTAACATGTATTGCTTACAGCGTAAAGCTTCTGAATTTTACAAAGTCAACGATAATAATGGCAATGAAGAATGGCAAACTGGCGATGTATTGAAGCATAAAGGCAACAATGATATAGGGCTGATAGTTGAAAATGATATGCATGAATATTGTCTGATTAATATAACTACTAATTTCATATTTATCAATAGGTATGGCAATATTGCAGATTTACAAAAGGATAATCGTGAATACTGGCACAAAGTAAACGCGAAGCTGGTGATCGAATGACAGTAGCAACTAGAGAAAAATGTCCCTGCTGTGATTTTGATTCAGATGGTTTTGGTAAAAACATAATTGGCAAAGGTTATGGTAGCTGCGAAATTAGATTATATAGAGCAACTAAATATGACTTCTACATTTATTCATATTCAGTTGGAGCTGAAGCACTTTTAAAAGATTGGTTTGAAATATATTCTCAAAAAGTTAGATTTTGCCCAGTATGCGGAAGGAGATTAGCAATTGACTAAAAAACAAAAATCTACTCAAGAAGTGATAGAAGAATGGCGAAAAGTAATCAGAGGAGAAAATAATGGAAAAAATCAAAGTAGAAAAAGATAGTGTAGACGAGAGTTATCGTTGGGCTTATGGCTGGCGAGTGGTAGATGGAAAGTGTTCTCCACCTGCAAGGAACTTCCCTTTACCAGACTTTGTTCAAGCAAGAATTGATTGGCTATCTGATGAAATGCAACGGGGTGGCTTAACATTTCAAGGCGCTTTTAAGATGCTGTTAGATATTGATGATGAAAAGGCACTGAAAGAAGATTGGAAACTGGGAGCTGCAAGTGACTATATGCCAGTTTGCGATAAGTACCGAGAGTGGCTGCAAGATCCAATTCTTCACGATATTAGACAAGTTGCAGTTATGGTGGGGTTCATTTATGACTGATTGGGTTTTTGCAGCAGCAGTCTTAGTTCTGATAGCAATAATAATTTTAGTAGTAGGGAGTATATAAAAATGACAGACAATACAAACAAGCAATTAAAAGGCAATCAATTATCATTTGATGCAGGTATTAAGAATTTTAAAGCTGATGGTAGTGATGTAGTGATTACACTTGTTGCTGATTCTAAGAAAATGAATTTAAACACACTTAACGAGATCGCACAAAATAAACTAACCGTTGATTTTACTAGCGTTCAAACTGAACTATTACCAAAGAAGATTGAGGAAAAATAATGTACGCATTAAGAAAATTAAGTAACGAAGAAAACTAAAGTATGAATTGAAAAAGACAATAGAAAATGAATACTCTGGCTTAGATATCTCAATTAATAATTTAAGTCTTGGAATTAAAGGATTCTATCCTGGTAGAACTGTCTTTAATTTAGAAATTGATGCTCATCTCTCTGAGCGTGTAGATGTTATTAATTTAACAAATATGCCTATTAAGCAATCGACCGTTAAGCAACTAAGGGAAGATCAAAAGAAACATGGCTATAAAGAATTAACCACTATGGTTGCAGACGTATTGGAGAAACATTATGAAAAAGATTAATTCAATCATTACGTTAAGACATTTTGAAAAAGATGAACCATTGATTATTTACAGTCCTGAGTCTGCTGAAATTTTAAGTATGCGAATGCTTAATAAGATTGCCGAATTGAGTGCATATGTTTATGATGACGATTCTTTCTATGACTTAGACAAAGAAATGACTTATGGATCTAATTCTTACATTGTTGATCGTAAACCAAGTACATACCGTAACCTTTATGTAAACGCCAAAGACATTATTATGATACAGGAGGCTGACATTGATCTGGACAATCATTAACACAATTGGACCTTTGACGGTCATTGTACTTTGTCTTTATAACAATTATCTACAGAAACAAACACGACAGCTCAGCAAGCAAGCTTTACGTGAAATTGATGAGTACTATAAAGCAATGTCTAAGGCTTTTAATGCACAGACAAAATTCAATGATTCAACAGTTGATAATATTGAACTTCATGAGGAAACATTGAGAATAATCGTTAATTATATTAAGGCTGGTGAAAATCATGGTTGAGTCAGAGCATAGTATTCAATCAAAGATACAGGTTGAATTATCAAAACATCATTGTACTGTTTTTAGAGCAAATGTTGGTAAAATGAGAACACCTGATGGACGCTTTTTCTCAACTGGATTACCTTCTGGGTATCCTGATTTAAGTGGATTCAGATGGATTGATGGCAAAGCATTTTTCATTGAAGTTAAAAATGCGACTGGTAAACCTAGAGAAGACCAGATACGTTTTCATCATATGCTAATGTCACATGGTATTATCCATGGAATTGCTAGATCGGTTGATGATGCACGAATGATAGTTGAAGGAGGATTGTGTGGGTATGGTTTTGACGACTAAGTTTTACAACTATTTGCATCAATTAGAGGCTGATGGCTCTATCAGTCGTTTTGATTGGAATAGTCCTGAATTAAAGAGACTTCATGATTTAGCTTCTGGAACACTTGAAGACAGGCGTGACCGATGCATTAAGCTGCTAGAACGTGGCTTTGATAAGTGGGAAATATCTGCGAATGTTGACTTAACTGTAACGGAAATAGATCGAATAAGACGCAGTGTGAAGATCCCAACTATACCGCATTTTAACTATTTGATTGATGGAATCTTCTATGCAGATTTAAACGCGGTTCGCAAAATGCTTAGAGTGCCGACAACAGCTTTAGCGGTTCAGTATTTAAGAGAGCGCAAGAGACGAGCATTTCATTTAGATCATTTTCACTGGGATCAAGTACCAATGGGAAGCCACATGATTACTTCTGGTGGCACATTGCATATCAAGAAATCTAATGATATCAGAACGTTTAGACAGTTTTAGTGTACTTAAATCCATAGTTTTAAGCTATGAAACGTATTAAAATATAAGGAGAAGATATATGAAGAAATTTGAAGAAATATCAGATGCATTGGATAAATTTACAGCTAAAAAAAATGAAGCTTATGGCGATGCGTATAGTAAAAACTATGAAGTTTTTGGTGCAACATATGCAGCTATTGAAGTTTTTAATAAGGTTAACCGGATTGTCACTTTGACTAAAAATAATTTAAGTGAGGCTAATAATGAATCATTACTTGATAGTTATGTAGATTTGAGAAACTATGCAGAGTTTGCCATTCAGCATATGCTTCCAAATGTATCTGACGAAGATAAAGCTAAATACGGCTTATAAATTATTAGGAGTGAGATTGTGAGTTTATTATTTAAAGAATTGGATTGCGACAAAACATGTAGTAAAGTAGATACTTTTTTAACTGATGACTTAGAAAAACTGATCTTAATGAGTGGAAGAAATTTAACAGATTTGCGTTCCCCTTCATTATCATTAACACCTAGTCATTCTAATGGCGTTAATCATGCGGAGGCTTCGATTATAAGAGGACTTAATGCAGAAGCCGAAATTAGAGCAATCCATCACACAATCTATCACTTACCCGAAATGTCTAAGGTAATCATGCGAGACTTGTATATTTATCGTATGGAAAACTGGCAAGTTGCCGAAGCTATTAGGTACGGTCATACTCAATACAGTGTGTTAAGACGTAGGGCACAATTGTTTTTCGCTGATAGTTTTGACCATTGGCAAAGATATATGAAATGTTCTCCGATTATTGATTTACATCAATATAAAAAGGACCGGAAAGATGCCGATAAAGTGATGGCAAAATAGCAGGAATATACCGATGGCTATACGGTAGTAATAGGATATATAGTAGTATTGTGAGTTATCAAAGAAAAGGTCATGAACTCACACACTCCTATAATTAATATGCAAGTAGACTGGTAGTGGTTCGAATCCACTATCAGCCATACGATATCGCAGGCATCAAAAAGTTTTAATTATTATAAATTTAGCAATATACGGTTTGCACAGTCATTTAACCTTATCCGCTTGCGATATCATCAGAGAGAGTTTGCTTATGGAAACGGCAAGCTCTTTTGTTTTGCACTCGTTTTGCATCTGTGGAGGTGACTATATGCCAAGAGTTAGACGTTGCAGGTATCAAGGCTGTCATGCCTTTGCAGTCTTACCAGATCACTATTGCGCTAAGCACATCGCACATGAAGCAGAGTATCAAGCACAGCGTGAAAAGTATCGTCAGCGTCACACGACACGTGCTACAACTTGGCACTACAATCATGTCACTCGCTATCGCAATTCTACTAAGTCAGAGCAGAATAAGTTCTACCACTCTCGTGAGTGGCAGTCGCTTCGTATGCTCGTTCTTCAGCGCGACTTCAGCTTGTGCAAATACTGTCGAATAAATCCCGGAAATATTGTCGATCATATCGTTCCAATTGAATGGAATCCAAACAAGATGAGAGATATCAATAATCTGGCAACATGCTGTAGGGACTGCCATGCGAAGAAAACACGCTGGGAACAACGATACTATGGAACTGGTTTGCACAATACTCTGAAAGATGTGCCAGCCATTACGGATATTAAGTTGATTAATAAATTGATGAATGCACGAGAACGCAAATAATTGCGATCTGAGACGATTTATTTTAGGGTGTGTAATCATACTTGAGCGTATTTAAAATTTAGCCCCGCCCGCAATTTTTGGGCTAGAGAGCCGCACCAGTGTCGTCTTCTCGTGCGAAATGTTGATTTTTAAACTTTTTTGAAAGCGGGGTGAAACCTAATGAATGTTGACTTAACTAAACCAAAAGTTCCAACACAAGCACCTAAATGGCTGGGAACTTACGGTAAATATTTATGGCCTAAATTAACTGCATATTTGAATAAAAGCAATAAGATTATTCGGGCAGACGAGTATTTAATCCAACAATATTGTTCTGCATATGATATTTACAGACAAGCTTATGAAGACCTACAGAAACACGGTATTCAGCAAAAAGTCTATAAGACTTCTCTCTCACCTGTGGATGGTTCAGTGGTCAGCCGTGATTTTCAGGGTTTCAAAAAGAATCCTGCTTACAATATGATGTCTGATTCTTTAGGAAGACTTAATACAATTGGTAAACAATTAGGTCTAAGTCCACAAGCGAGAAATAAGCTTATGGAACTCTCGGGGCCTGAGGAAGATAAGAAATCAGTAGCTGAATCGATGAAGGAGTTCTTTAAATCATGAAAATTGATCTAACGCAAACACATGATGTTGAGGGCGCTTTTAACAGCATTGATTGGTCAGACATAAAAACAAAATATCATGATCCTGCAACTTTATACGCATTTTCTGTTTTAAATGGCACAAAATTAGCAGGTTATAAGATAAAACTTGCATGCTTTCGGCATTTAATGGATCTCAAAAGACAAGGCCAACCAGATTTTCCATATCACTATGATGTAGATGAGGCTAATAGGCTTTTGAGGTTTGCTAAGATTTGTCCTAATGTTGATACGGGAGAGCCAACAAAACTTATGGAGTGGCAAGAATTTACTTTTGCTCTTATGTTTGGCTGGCGTGATAAAGATAACAACAAACGCTTTACTCGTGTGATTGATTCTGTTGCTCGTGGTCAAGGTAAGACCTATCAAATGGCTATCTTAGTTTGTTACTCATTTTTAATTGAAAGCGTGGGACTATCGAATCAAGATTATCTAGTTGCTTCAATCAACTTTAAACAGACCATGAAATTATTCGGATATGTCGCTTCAATGATGAGAAAGATTATTCAGATTGAGCCATTTAAGAGTTACGCAAATGAAGTTAATCTTTACATTCAGTCAGACCAGATAATTATGAAGAAAAATAATAATGTCTTACGTGCTATCAGTCTTGAAGCAGGACAATATGATTCTTATCACTTTAGAACAGCCATTTTTGATGAAATTGGAGAAGTTAAATCGCGGGAAACTATTAGTAAAATTATTTCTGGTCAAGTTAAGGTAGAGAATCACCAGTTTATACAAATTTCTACGTCTTATCCTGATCCAACAGTTCCATTTCACGAAGACCAAAAAATGATTATTCAAGCGATGGAACAAGATTGGAAAAGGGATGCTGACAGCTACCTAGGATTGATTTGGTCGCAAGATAGTTTAGATGAAACTTACAAGCCAGAAACTTGGGTTAAGTCAAATCCACTCTTAGATTTACCCGATCAACGTGATAATTTACTAAAAGGTTTAACAGATAAGCGAGATAGTGACTTGCTCACTGGTAATATTTCGGATTTTCAAACTAAGAATTTAAATCTTTGGCTTAAACAATCAACTGACAGCTATCTTAATTTAAAAGACGTTGAAGATGCTGTAGATAATGATTTTAAGATTGACGGAAGAGAAGTATTTATTGGATTCGACTATTCAATGTTTTCTGATAATACTGCGTTAGGGTTTGTCTATCCGTATGATGATGGGAAATTCCATATTGAGCAGCATAGTTTTATTCCGTTTCAACAAGCTGGATCAATTGAAGCTAAGGAAAAACAAGATGGAATTGCTTATCGTAATTATCCTGAATATTGCACAATTACAGCACATCCACAGGGGATTATTAATCCGGAACAGATCTATAGATGGTTACTGAATTATGTTGAACAGCACCAATTAAAGGTTAAATTCTTTGGCTATGACCGTTTTGGCTCATATCAAGTAAAGAACATTACTGAGTCTCTTAATGTGAATACTGATTGGTACATTATGGATATTCAGCAAAGGACATCAGCTCTTGCAAATCCTACTAAGTTTTTGCAGGAGCTTTTTGTTACGCACAAAGTTACTATTCCTAATGATCCAGTTATGCAAAAAGCTTTGCTAAACGCAGTAGTAAAAGCGGATAAAATTGGTATTCAAGTAGATAAAGATAAAGCTACTTTGAAAATCGATGTTGTAGATGCAATTATTGATGCACTATTCCAAGCGATGTATTACTTTGATGAAAATTCAGATTTGAATAATAAGGATACAGAAATAGACAGAATGACGGAACAACAAGTTCTGGATTGGTTTAAGAATCCAAAATCAGGACTACTAGGAGGTGAGAACACTGATTACTAAATTAAAACAACAACTGTGGAAGTATATTGATGTAATCTTCTATTTTGTAGGACTTGCAGGAATTACTTTTGGAGCTTTTAAAATTAATGAACCTTTAGGTTACATCACTGGCGGTGTAGCCTTTTAATTTCTGGTTATTTAGTGGAACTTATCGCAGCAGGTGGTGAGAAAGGAGGTGGTAAGTAATGCCTCTGTTAAAGCTAAATAAATCTCACTCTCAAGGCTTTTCTCTAAATGATCCTGATTGGATTAACTTCCTAACTGGTGGCGAAGCACAGAAATATGTTTCTGCAGATACAGCGCTTAAGAACTCAGATATTTTCTCACTGATTATGCAATTATCAGGAGATCTGGCAATGGTTCGATACACTGCTGACTCTGATAGATCACAATCAATTATTAGTAATCCTAGTGTTACAGCTAATGGTTATAGTTTCTGGCAAGGGATGTTTGCACAACTCTTATTAGATGGGAATTGTTACGCATACCGACACAAGAATACTAATGGTGTTGATCTCTCGTGGGAGTATTTAAGGCCGTCACAAGTTCAACCAATGCTTCTCCAAGATGGTTCAGGATTGATCTATAACATTAACTTTGATGAACCAGCTATTGGATATATGGAGAATGTACCATCTGCTGATGTAATTCATATTCGCTTACTGTCTAAAAATGGTGGTAAGACTGGTATTTCTCCACTCTCTGCACTGATTAATGAACAACAAATTAAAGATGCTTCAAATGCACTAACTTTAAAAGCTTTGAAACAATCAGTAACGGCTAGCGCAGTTTTAAGTATTCAGAAAGGTGGTTTACTTGATGCTGAAACTAGAATTGCTAGATCAAAAGAGATATCAAAGCAAATTAATAACTCTGATGGTCCAGTTGTAATTGATGCACTAGAAGATTACAAACCATTGGAAATGAAAGGAAATATTGCTAGTCTACTCAATCAAGTTGACTGGACTAGAGATCAAATTGCAAAAGTGTATGGAGTGCCGGATAGCTATTTAAACGGACAAGGCGATCAGCAATCATCAATTACTCAAATAGGTGGTCAATATGCTAAGTCGTTAAATCGCTATGTACAAGCAATTGTTAGTGAATTAAATGATAAGCTGCACGCTAATATTTCGGCTGATATTCGTTTTGCAATTGATGCAATGGGTGATCAATATGCTAGTACAATTTCTAACTTGGCCAAAGATGGAACAATTGCAGGTAATCAGGCTCGCTTTATTCTGCAAAATTCTGGTTTTTACCTACTGATCTACCTGATCCAGAAAAGAAACCGCAACAAGCAATTCAATTAATTCAACAACAAGAGGGAGGTGATGATGATGGTAACAATTCAGATGAACGGGGAAGTGATTCCGAGTGATTATGCTGATGTCTATGATTACTTAGGCTATGAGAATATTAATCCTAAGACCGTTAAACAAGCTTTGAGTGATGCTGATGGATCAGACGTAGAACTTGAGATTAACTCTCCTGGAGGCTATGTGGACGCAGGAAGTGAGATCTATACAGCACTTAAGGAGTACCAAGGACAAGTAACTGCAAAAATTACTGGTCAGGCTTGTTCTGCTGCTTCATGGATTGCATTAGCTGCCGATCGTGTCGAAATGTCACCAACAGCACAAATGATGATTCATAGAGCGTCTACAATTTCAATTGGAAATAGCGATGATTTGGCTAGTGATTTAAATGCTCTAAATTCGTTGGATAAATCATTTGTGGATTTGTACAGCCAACGAACAGGCTTAGATGCTCAAGAAGTATATCGACTAATGTGCAATACCACTTGGATGAATGCCAAGGAAGCCGTTGATAAAGGCTTTGCTGATGAGATTATGTTTCAAAATGATAAAAAACAGCGCTAGTGAATGCTGATGGCTCATTATCAGTAAAGCCAGATACCATTAATAAGATTAAAAATTTACTTCACGGCAAATCGACCGAGAATGTCGTTAAACTTCTACCAAAAGACAATAAAAAGAATGATAGCCAACTTCAAAGTAAGCTGGCTATTTTATTTGGAAAGGAAAATTAAATGAATATCAATCAATTAAAAGACGCGTTTGATATGGCTGGTCAAAAAGTTCAAGACCTTGAAGATGAACGCGCACAATTTGCCATTGACCTTGGCAAAGATGAAAACTCTCACTCTGTAGATGACATCAAAAATTAAATGCTAGTTTAAAGAATGCAAAGATGGCACAAGAATTAGCTAAGTCAGCATATGAAGACGCTAGAGCTAATTTGAATGCTGAACCTGTTAACAAAAGCCATTACCTGTTAAAGATGGTAAGCCAGATGCACAAGCTATGAAGAACCAATTTGTTAAAGACTTCAAGAACTTAGTAACTTCTGGAACTACTGGTACTGGTAATGCTGGTTTAACTATTCCTGAAGATATTCAATTACAAATTAGAACTTTAACTCGTTCATTTGCATCTTTGGAAAGCTTAGTAAATGTTGAAAACGTTACTACTTCACATGGTTCTCGCGTTTACGAAAAATTAGCAGACATTACCCCATTAAAAGATTTAGATGATGAATCTGCTTTAATTGGTGATAACGATGATCCAGAATTAACAGTAGTTAAGTACTTAATTCATCGTTACGCTGGTATTACAACTGTTACAAACACCTTATTAAAGGATACTGTAGACAACATCATTCAATGGTTGGTTAACTGGGCAGCTAAGAAAGATGTTGTTACTCGTAATGCTAAGATCCTTGAAGTTATGGGTAAAGCTCCTAAAAAACCAACTATTTCTAAGTTCGATGATATCAAGGACTTAGAAAACAATACTCTTGATCCAGCAATTGAAAGCACATCTAGCTTCATTACTAACCAATCTGGATATAACATCTTGAGCAAATTGAAAGATGCAAATGGTCGTTACTTAATGCAACCAGATGTTACTAGCCCAGATAAGTACGTAATCGATGGTAAGCCTGTAATTCGTATGGCTGATAAATGGTTACCTGATGTTTCTGGATCACACCCACTATACTTCGGTGACTTAAAACAAGGCATTACTTTATTCGACCGTCAACAAATGCAAATTGATACCACTAATGTGGGTGCTGGTTCTTTCGAACACGATACTACTAAGCTTCGTTTTATTGACAGATTTGACGTTCAATTAATTGATGATGGTGCATTTGCAGCTGCTTCATTTAAGACTGTTGCTGACCAAGCTAAAGGTACTGCTGATACTAGTAAGTAGTTAGAGGTGATTCTTAATGACCACTTATCTTAAGATCACTGATGGCCTTAAGAGGTCATTAGGATATCTTGATGAAGATGATTCTTTAGACGATGGTTTAAAGAATAAAATGTCAAACGCTTTAATTGCAGCTGAAAGTTATGTTCAACATGCAATCGGTACTGATGTCAAGGACTTCTATATTTCTGAAGAAAATAAACCACTATATACGTTAGTTTGTAATGCTTTAGCTGCTTCTTATGTGCAAAATCCAGTAAGTATTACTTCTGGGGCTGTAGTTAATGTTGACATAGTGACGAATGCCATTATTGGTCAATTAAGAGGAAGATATGCTAAAGAATTGGAGGATCAAGATGGTCAGAATACTAAATCCCAGCCGTCAGACTCAGAGAATTGAATTTGGCAAAGAATCTGATGAACCAGAATACGACCAAAACGACAATCCCAAACCTACAATAACCGTTCTGTGGACGACTTTAGCAATTCCCTATACTTTGAACACAACGCAAATTATTCAAGCTCAAGGGCTTAATTTAGCCGACCAAAGAATATATGCGGTTCGTCATCGCTTAGATAGTTTCTGGGATCAAATTTCTAGAGCAAAGATTGACGGAACTTTGTACGAAGTAGTCCATATTAATTCAGATGAACGAAATTATCCGACTAGCTATGACTTAGTTACCGTGAAACAGGTGAACGAACATGGCTAAAGACATGGGAGAATTCTTAGAGAATTGGATTGATAAAGTAGAAAAAGGTATGAAATTATCCGCTGAAGATAAGGCTAAAATAACTGGCGCAGGTGCTGAAGCGTTTAGTAAGGTATTGCACGACCACACGCCACGAAGTAATGAAATCTATAGAAGAGGGCGCTCTGCGGGTCATGCAAATGCCAAACATAGAAATTCTCATCGTAAGACTAAGCACTTGCAAGACACGATTACTTACAAAGCTGGATATACCGCAGATAAGACTCATACTGGCGATACAGATGTGGGCTTTGAAGGAAAGTATTATGATTTTTTAGCTAAGATAGTTAACAATGGGCAACACCACATGACTTCGAAACGCTATAAGAACATGCACTTTCTCGATAAGGCCCAACAAGAAGCTAAGAAGCCCGTTGCACAGGCAGAACTTAAAGCATATAAGGAAGTGATGAATCATGACAGCAGTAAATGATGCATATCAAGCTATTTTTAATAAAGTGCCTGGAGTAGATCGCTATTATAAAAAACGTATCACAGGGAAAATTGATAATACAAAAACTGATTTGCTAATAACTCCAGTTATTGGAAGTTATGCTGGATATGGTTCAAATACTCCAACTATAGAAGTTCAAGAAATAGAAATCCAAGTTTTTATTGGAATAGAAAATAAAACAGCTAATTTAGACACGATCAAAAACTCGATTGTGTCTTTTTAGTTCCTAAATGGCAAGTGAGTTATGGACCTGATGAAGGAACTGATCCTGAAACAGATGAGACTACACTTACTTTTCATTTCACACGTAATTTTATTATGAAAGGAAATTAAATTAATGGAATTAAATGGTTTTGCAAGAGCTATTATTGCTCCTGAAGATGATAATGCAACATTGAAAAGTCTTGACGAATTTAAAAAGTATGGACAATACAAGACACAAGGTGTTTTCCAAGCAGATTTGCAAACTGCTAAAGGTACAACTCAAAGTAACATCACGGGATTAAATCCGACAATTACAAAAGTATATGGATCAAATACTACGGCGGAAAGTGAAGTAGGGGTGGAAAACATCTCATGTACTTTTGCTGCTAATGATATGCCTTTTGACGTTGCTTCATTAATGCAAGGCTTGGTAAAAGATGAAACTCATGGTGGTTATAAGCGTGCAGATAAGCGTTTGTTTAAAGGAGCTTATATTGCGATTTCTGAAAATCATGGTTTCCCTGTTTACTATGCTTTTCCTTACTGTACTTTTACACCAGGTTCAGGTGTAAACATGCAAACTGATGCAGCAAGTCCAGTAACTGTTCATGACTCATTTACAGTTACCCCGCAAGCTCGTCCAACTGATAACCTTCTTTACCAAATTTTTGTTGGCGATACCAATACAGATCCAGCTTGGAAAAATGAAGAATCAATGCTTGAATACATCATTAATGGCTTCCAAAAAGCAGACCCTTCCCACTAAGTAATTAATAAGCAGGGTGGGAGTGGTAGGAACAAATTGAAGTAGGTTCGAATCCTACTTTACTTATATGAAAGGAATGCATAAATGACACAAGTAACTGTAGATGCAAGTAAATTAGGATTAGGTTCAATTGAAGTAGATCATAGCTTTGGAATGAAGCGAAAAGCTGGTGAACTTAATAAGGATATTTCTCAAATTCAACTGGATGCGCAACGTAAATTTTCAGGTGCTATTCGTGATATGAACGTCCTACAAAAGCTTGATAAATCTAAATCAGAAGATGAACGTACGCTAGAACGCTTAGAAGATAAATATGGAACTGGTTTTGGGTCTATTGATCCTGATTATTGGGACATGCGTGTCGAATCAGTAGCCTTAGCAATTAGCCCTGAAGTTAATCAAGTTACTTTAACTGCTGGAACAGAGTTGAAAATCACTGAAAAATATTTAGCTTTTATCGAAGATTTAGCAGGAATTAATACCAAAGCAAGAAAGCAAAAGTTTGAAAATGGTGACTTAAGCACTGATGCTATTGCAGAAGTAGCTAAGAAATTAACTTTTGCCATTTTAGACATTAAGGAAGATTCGGAGACTTCTGAATCTGATAAGAAAAGTGACTCTGTGGGAAATAAATAAATTCTGGTCAGAGTACGTTGAAGATATTGATTATACAGAACAAGATGCAATTGTTAATGGGCACGTTTCACCAAGTGAAATAGAAGCTTTTGACACTGACCGTTGGGCACAGATTATGGAAGCTCAAAGCCGTAGGGATCGTCCAATTGATGCCAGTGAGTGGGCTTTAAGCCAATTAGCACAAGGAAAAACTAGAAAGGAGGTTAAGTAAATGGCAGGAAAAATACCAGTTGGTGATTTTAATACGCGAATTAGCTTAGATGGTGAACAGCCAATTCAAACTCTTAGATCTTTAAAGAATGAAGTATCCTCTGCTACTAGTGCATGGAAAGCACAAGTTGCAGAACTTAAATCGGCTGGTGATCAACTAGGGGCTGCTAAAGCCAAATATGCAGGATTAGGTGAGACTTTAAAAAACAACAATCTTTACTAGAGCGTAATAAATCTGAATTAAACAAATTGAAAGAAGCTCAAAGTAAAGTTGATACAACGACAGAAAAAGGTCGCAGTGAGTATGAACGGTATTCTAAAGAAATCGCTACTGCTGAAAGAAATGTAGCCAATGCTACAACTAAAATCGCTAAATTAAGCCAACAGCAAGAAAAAGCTCGTAGTTCACTTAATTACTACAAGTCAGGATTAGCAAGTGCGCAAAATGAACTCAGAAAAATTAGTGAATCAAGCAATGCTTATGTTGGACGACTCGAAGCAGAAGGCAAACATGAAGAAGCCAACAAAGCTAAGTTATCTGGATTGTCTCGTGAATACGATAAGTTAAACGAAGTTTACAAAATTCAATCTAATGAACTCTCTAAAATAGTTTCAGAAGCTGGCAAATCTAGTGAAGCTTACAGACGGCAGAAGATTCGTGTGGATGAAACAGCCACAAGTTTAGCGAAGACAAAGTCGGAAATGTCTGGTCTATCTTCTGAAATGAAGAAAGCTAATCCCTCAATTTTTGATAAAATCAAAACAAAATTAATCGGAGTAAAAGATGAAGCGAAAGAAACTCATTCTATTTTTAAGTCCGTATTAGGAGCAAATATTTTATCAAATGTTGCTCAAAGTGCATGGGGACACTTGACAAGTGCTATTTCTTCAGCTAAAGACGAAGCTAAGCAATATTCACTTGAACAAGAAACTATGCTAGCCACGTGGCATACCTTAACTGGAAGTGCTAAAGAGGGTCAAAAGTTAGTAGACATGACTACTAAAATGGCTATTGCTGCTAATAACTCAGTAAGCATGGTTGACCAGTTAAACCAAAAATTCTATTCAATCAGTAAAAATGCTGACTTGACTGGTAAATTAACTAAGTCAGTCCTTACATTGCAAGACGCTTTCGGTGCAACCGATGATGCAGTAGAAAATTTTGGCGTTCAATTTTCTCAAATGATGGCAAATGGTAAAGTATCTGCACAAGATATGATGTCTTTTGTTAATGTCTTTCCTGTTTTGAGAACAAACTTACTGAAAGCAGAACAAGCAGTAACTCATAATTCTAAGCTTACTATGGCACAAATGAACGATTTGATGTCAGCTGGTAAAATTACTTCTAAAACTATGGAACAAGTTTTACAAGATACAGCTAAGCAATATCAAGGAGCTACTGAAAACTTTGGTAAAACTATTCCTGGTATGATGAGAACGGTTAAGTCTCAAATGCCGGTTTTATTATCTGCAATTAGTGATCCTTTAACAAAAGCAGCTAACCCAATTGTTGCTAGAATTAGTGATTGGGTAACTTCTAAAGATACTAAAAATGCTTTTACAAAATTAGGTAAAACCTTTTCTGAAGGATTAAATAAAACTTTAACAGCTATGTCTAGTGGATCTGGTAAGAATGCCGGAAATAATATTACCGATGCACTTAATAAAGGGCTGGAAAAAGCAAATGATCTATTAAAACAGTTTTTCGACTTTTTAGCAAAACATGGTAAAAGCCTTGGTTCAATAGCCGTTGATATTGGAAAATTGACAGCTGAAGTTGGGAAGCAAGTTTGGAAAGATTTTGCTGATATTATTTCAACCATTGGTGAAGCATTTGGTCTAGTAAGTAATAAAGCCTCTAAATCAAATGACCCATTAGCAAAATTAGCAGATATCGTCCATAATTTGGCTAAGAATAAAACTGCTATTAAATTAATTGCTGGCTATTTGGTAACCATGAGCACTATTAAAACATTGAGTCCTTTAGTAACAGGATTAATGGGGATAGCTCATGGAAGTAAAGCAGCTTATAAATTTGTAAAAGGTTTGCCAGATGCATTTGAAACAATGCAAATTAAAGGTCTTCTTGCTATTGATAAATTAAAAGGCGGTTTTTCTTCTTTAAAAGATATTGCAAAAGGTCTGTTTTCTCAAACTGGTGCTGGTAAATTTTCTGGTATGTTCCAATCGCTTAAGTCGGCTGGTGGATTCAATGGATTAACTACTGCTGGTAAGGTAGCTACAGGAGCAGCAGGTGTTGGTGTGGCTTTAGATGCTGGATCTTCTATTGTCTCAGCCTTTAAAGACAAAAAAGGCTCAATGAAGCAATACCAAGATGCCGGGAAAGGCATTGGATCAGCAATTGGTGGCGGAATTGGTATGGCTTTCGGTGGTCCAATGGGAGCTATGATCGGTTCACAAATCGGTAAGATTGCCGGTGGCTGGGGTGGTAAAGCAACCAAAGAGTTCCTTAATGGTTGGAAATCTAAAAGCCACCTAAGAATTTCTGGTCTATCGAGAATTTAGGCTGGTCTACTAAGGACGCTTTAAGCAAAGCAGGAAAAGGTATAGATTCTTGGTGGAAAGGAATCCAAAAATCTAATAAGAAAGCACAAGCTGAACAAAAGAAGGCAGCAGAACAAGCCGAAAAGCAACGTCAAAAAGAAAAGAAAGCCTGGGATAAATACTGGTCTAATGTAGGCAAAGGCTTTGAAAAATTTGGTAAAGACTTTAATAAATCTTGGTCTAAGCATTGGAAAGATACACAGAAAACAGTTTCGAAATGGTCTAAGGACACTAAGAAAAACTATGATAAGGGTACAAAATCCTTACAGAAGAGTTTTAAGTCTTGGTCTAAAGATGCAAAAAGACTTGGGATTCTCATTGGAATAATCTTCATAAATCAGTTGGCAATTTTTGGGATAAATCTAAGAAGGTTGCTAGTGAAGGTACTAAAAAACTTTTAGGGCAAGATAGAGATTATGCTAATAAGTCAGGTAAAGAGTGGCTTAAGCATCATAGTTATGTTTCCAAAATTTCTGATGATTTCCAAAAGAACTTAAAAAAGAGTCATGGAAATGTGCTTGATGCACTGAAGAAGACTACAGCTAATCAACTACATAAGATTGCTTCAAATTTCTCTGATAAGTGGACTGCTATTAAAAAAGATACAGCTAAAAAATGGTCTGATATGAAGACCAATGCTTCAAATTGGGGACGTGATATGCACTCCTGGTTTGATGGTTTCAATAAAAAATGGTCTAAAGGCTGGTCTAACCTAAGTCATGGAATTCAAAATATCTTCTCAAACATGTGGAAGAGTATGCAGAAACTTGCTAAGAGTTCCATGAACGGCTTGATTGATATCATCAACGGTGGTATCGGTGCTGTTAATGACGTGATTTATTTCTTTGGTGGCGGTCATCATACTGTTAAAAAGCTTTCACATTTTGCTACTGGTACTGGTTACTTTGGTTCTCAACGTAGAGCTATTACCGAACCAACATTGGCAATGGTTAATGATGGTAACGATTCGCCAGAAACTGGCAATAAGGAAGCACTTTATCGTCCAACAACTGGAGAGTTCGGTATTTTCCAAGGTAGAAACACCACTACAATGCTTATGCCTGGTGATGAAGTTCTTAATGCGTCAGACACTAAAATGCTTATGCAAAGTATGGGTATTGCCCACTTTGCAAAAGGTGGCATAGGAAGTTTCTTTAGTAATATTGGTAACTTCTTTGGTGGTATTGGTTCATGGGCTAGAAATACTATGGACGGTATGAAGAAGTTCTTTGAAAAAGCTAAGGAAATCGTTTCGCACCCACAAAAGTACTTAGATAGCATTTTTAAGTGGACTGGTGTTAAAGGCCTATCTCGTGGTGCATTCCATACTATGATTACCAAAGGATTTGATAAAGGTAAGAAACAAGTAAGTGCCTTTTGGAAGACTCTTTGGAATATGGTGTCTAGTTCTCTTGATGGGGAAGCAGAAGGTGGCTTGCTTGGAGCAGTTGAAAAGTATGGTAAAGGCAAACCTTATGTATGGGGTGCTGAAGGACCAGATGCTTTTGACTGTTCTGGCTTAGTTAAATATGCCTTAGAGAAATCTTTTGGTAAGAGCTTCCCTCACTATTCTGGTGACCAATATGCTATGTCGCGTGGCGTTAAAGATCCTCAAATGGGTGATTTGGTATTCTTCGGACCAGGAGGACGAAACCACGTTGGTGTTTATGCTGGTAATGGCAAAGTTTGGTCAGCTATGAGTCCTAGTTCTGGAATAGGAATGGCTAATGTTTCAGACTTCCACGAAGGAGCAGTAAGCTATCGCAGAATTCCGGGTCTTAAAAATGAAGGCGGAGAAGGTAATGTAAAGGCTAACTCCAACTTAGAAAAATTTATTAAGGGTCTACCTGGTATGGGTGGCTTTTTCAAATTTATCAGCAAAATCGGAGATTTATTTGGTATTGCAGCCGATGCAAAAGATCCTGCTGGTACTGGTGCTGAACGTTGGGGAGAAGACATTAAAAAGGCTGCTGAAACAATGCACACTTCTGTTACTCCGACTGAAATTAGAAAAATCATTTCTATGATTGCTGGTGAATCTAATGGTAATCCTCGGGTTACACAACCGGGAGCGGATCCAGATGGTGATGGTTCAGGACCTGCACGTGGGTTATTGCAGTATAAGACAAGTACTTTTAATCACTACAAAGTAAAAGGTCATGGCAATATTTATCATGGCTGGGATCAATTGCTAGCATTATTCAACGATTCTAACTGGAGAAATGATATCCACTTTGGTGCTGGTTGGGGTCCAACTGGTCATAGACGATATGCGAATGGTGGTCTTGCTAATGAGCCTTCTATTTTTGGCGAAGCTGGTTTAGAAATGGCTATTCCATTATCAGCAGTTAAGTCTAGTCGTTCTTACGAGTTACTTGGTAAGACTGCTGCAATCGTTGCAGCAAGAGACAATCTTCAGCCGGCTTATAGTAATAATAATCTCGGTGAAAAGCTTGATAAGGTTATCGATTTACTTACTGCTATTCTTACAGCACCAGCAACAGTTGAAACTAGCATAAATGTAGATAAACAAGCTCTAGGCAATTCGATTACAGAAGTCGTCAATGCACGAATGCGATTGAACTCAATTAACAGAGAGAAGGGTATAAGTGTCATACGGTAGATTAATTTATCATAATAAAAGCTCTACTTATTTTGGAGCTAGAGTAGTGTGTCCTTTAGTACAAGCTGTAACAAAGAGAAATGTCACTCTCACTCCCGTTGTGGGAGTAAATGGTTCTTATATCAATGACAACTTGAACTATACAAATATAACTCAACAATTAACCTTTTTGTGGAAAGACCAACTTTTTACAAAGACTGGTTCACTTGGGGAATGGATTTTGGAGATTGGTTAACGAGCAAAGATAAATTTGTTGAATACGAGCCTTTTTATTTTGAGCCTTTTAGAGGGTGGCATTGGGAGGCTTACTTAAGTGAAAGTCCCGTTGTTACTCCTCAAAAAGATAATATTGCTAATGTAACAATGAGTTTGGCTTGTAAGCCTTTCTTAGTTAACGATGAAGCAATCAAGTATCAGTCTGTACCAACAATGCCAATTTATAATCCAACTAAATATAGTTCATTACCTTTATTCCACATTGTGGGAAATGGCGATTTTACTTTAACTGTAAATGGTGTTCAGTATCAGTTCAAAGATACAGACGATGAGCTATTTATAGATAGCGAAAAGTGGATAGTTTATAAGTCGTTAACAGAACGTAGAACTAGCCGAGCAATTCTTCCTAATCATGAATATCCTGTGCTTGTACCAGGTAAAAATACTATATCTTTGCAAGGTAACTATTCAAAGTTTGAATATCAGCCTAGATGGAGGCGAGCTATTGTATGATTCCAAGATTATATACGATGTATAGTCCTGATGATAAGAGCGAAGGTTTAGGATCATTTAAAGATTTACTATCTGTATCAATCACGAGAAATTATAATGCTATTCCTACTCTTACAATGACTTATCCAACAGATGGTCCTTTAAGCAAAGAAATAGCAGAAGGAATGGTTATTGCAGCCGATATGGGACCAGCAGATGATGAGAAAAATCAACAATTCAGAATTGTGGATGTAAATAAAAGCATGACTTCAATTACAATTACTGCTAATCATATTTGGGCAGACTTATCTAATATTCCGTTGAGAAAGAATATTAGTGAAGCTCATGCCAGACCTAATAGAGCCTTTGATTTAATTACCGATGCCTTAGCTTGGTCGATGCCTGCACTTGGCTTTGCAAGTGATATTCCTACAGTTGCGAATTTAGGCTGGAACTTTAAGGAATTGGCAAATGCTAATTCAGCAATTTTCGGAGCTGATACAGCCGGTGACCAAACTGTTAACACAATGGAAGCTTTATACAGTGGAGAATTTAGATTTAATAATTACTATCTAACAATGCTGAAACATGCAGGAGAAGATAATGGAGTAGTTATTAAATATGGACGTAATATGCAATCTCTTACTAGGGATGAAACAACTAGTGGAACTTATAACGCAATTATGCCTTATGTTACTTATTCTCCAGAAGAATTACCACAACCTGATGGTGAGCCTTTTGATGGTCAAGCAACAGTTCAATATTTAGCTAACGGCTCTATCAGTCTGTTCAATACACCCTATAAAGGCCACTCTCCACTTGGATCTATAAAAAATGGTGAGTACCTTAAGTTTATTGCAAAGACAAATAAGCAAACTGTTAATAATGATACTTGGTATAAAACGGATACTGGCGGTTGGGTTGATGAACATCTAGTTACTTTTGATAAATCAGGCAACTATATCGTTAATAAGATTAGCGCACAAGGCACTTTGCAAGTATCTAGCGATATTACAGGTATTATTGTAAGAAGTGATGGTGTCGGAACTATTTCTTATGCAGGCCCTGGTCAAGTTCCACTTTATACTTCGCCATTTGGTGGTCATAAAAGCGGACAATACCTATCTAATGGTCAAAGCTATAAGATTTATTGGAAGGCAAAAGATATAAATGGAACCGTTTGGTATAACTTAGGTAATCGAGATACGCAATGGGTTTCAGCTGATTCATTTGTTCTTTCTAAAACTGGTAACTATGCTACAGAAAAAGCTTACGGACGTTTGCAGATTAACGGAAGTGTCAATGTTATGTCAGGTCCTGGTGGGACTGGCTCATCTATTACTTGGAGTGGTAGGGGACAATATCCAATTTATGATGTGTCAACTGATTCTGGAGGAACTAAGTGGTATCACATTGGTCAACAGAATGGCCACGAACTTTGGGTTAAAGCCGGTGATAATGTTAGTTTCAAAGAACCAGGAACGGTTGAATATAATGAAGAAGATGCGTTGAAAACAAATATTCGAGAGACTGGGCAGGTACCTATTTATCATGATCCTAATGGCTTAGAACCAACAGGACATTACTACAAGTTAGGGAGTCAATTAAAAATAACGGCACAGTCTACTAGTCAAGGTAAGACTTACTATGAAGTAGGCGCTAACCAATGGATTACTGCTGATTTCTTTAGCTTTGCTGGAGCAACTGATGTTGCGCCTGGAACAGATGATTCAGATGCTCAACCAGAAGTTCCGGAAGAAACTTTGGAACTAGATTCTACTGTTTTAGTATCTAAGTTTGCTCGCGTAACAAACGCGCCATTAAGAGTACAAGCAGTAGATTTATCTTCCTATGGGATTGGTAATGATAAAGATAAATTATTAGCCGTAGCAGAAGCTTATATGAAGGAGTACAGAATAGGTTATCCAACTATTTCTCTAACCGTGTCTTATGAGCAGATGCAAGGAGAATATCAAAAGTTAACCAGTGTGAACCTATATGATTATGTAAGTATTTTGTTTGACGAAGTTAATATTTTTGAAAAAGCCCAGTGTACTTCAATTACTTGGGATCCTGTTAGAGAAGTTGCAACTAGCATAACTATTGGTCAATTGCCAATTAGTTACGACCATGCACTTAACAATTTTGTAACTAATATGGTAACTAAAATACAACTACTGCTACAAGACATGCCACTCATTTGTTTGGTGAATTAAAGCAAGTTATGGAAGAAAAAGATGAAGATCAAAAAGCTGGTCTGATTAAGCTTACTAAGGAATTACAAATGGATGACCAAGTTTGGAGAGATAGCTATGATCGCCTGCAAAGCATGATTACTTCCATAAATACGACTGTTCAAGACGTGCATAATTGGATTGCTAGTGGTGGTGGAGGAGAAATTATAGCTTATCCTAACTGGCAGAAACCAACTGAACTAAGGGCATTAAGCAATGGTGGAGGATATCTCCGCTTTAATGCTGAAGGCTTAGAGTATGTTGGACGTGACGGAGTTGCTAGAAGTGCCATAGATAGTCAAGGTAGGCTAATTGCTGAAAGAATTACTGGTGGTACGATCACAGGAGTTAAACTTGAAGGTATTACTGTTGATGGTGATTCTTACATACGTTCAATTGGTGGCGATGGTAAAGTTGCAGTTATGTCAGGCGATCATGGCTTTTCCTATACCAGTAGCGGTAAAGAAAAAATTGCTCTTGATTGGGATAAAGATTGGGCAATATTAAGACTAGGTAGTCAGCACTTGTATGCTTCTGATATAGCTTGGATTCGTCAACAACGTGGTGGCCGAATCCATTAGATAATGAGGTGAAATAAATGAATAATGATGCTGTTTTAACAAAAGCTCTAAACGAAATTGCACGTTTAGAGCTTTTAAATTTCAGAAAAGATGTTGTGATTGAAGAATTGCAAAATGAAATTAGAATGCGAGATCAATTGAAAGGAGGCGAACAAAATGTTACAAGCTCTGAATTTGAGCATGAACAAAAGCACGACAAATCTAAGTCGCGTGGAAGTAAGGGATAGTGATAAGGGAGAGATTTTAGAATCCTTTATCCTTAATTCTGATGGAACTCCTTACGACTTAAGTGGTAAATCTCTAGTCTTTAATGAAAACAAAGATGGAGATAAATTTGTATCAGATCCTAATGTAACAATTGTAGATGCACGAATCGGACACATTACTTATCAGTTACACGATCAAGTCCATTCTGCTAGAGGAACAGCGTGGTTTGATGTCATTGATAAATCTAATGGTGCAAAGATTGATTCAACTACTGACTTCTACATTGAGGTGAGAGATGGACTTAAATGTACTGTTTACAATACAACCTATATTTCAGATCTTGAAAAATTAAAGCAACAAATGGAAGCCCTAATTCAACAAGCTGATGGTGAACTTAAAACTGAATTGCAGAGAGCAGAACAGCAATTAAACCAAGAATTGCAAAACTTCCGTAATCAGTACAATTCTTTAAGCAATGATTTTCAAAATCAGTTTAAGGCTGCACAAAATGCCAGACAAGCTGATTACAATAATCAAAAGGACGCTATTAATGCTGATTGGTTTAATACTAAGAATAATATCAATAAGAATGCACAAGATACCATTAATGCTATTAAAGACAATGCTAAGCAAGTCCTTGATAAAGATCAAGCTGATTGGAATGCTAAGCAAAATCAGTGGGATAGCACTTTTTCAGCAATCGTTAAAGAATGGCAAGTTAAGACAAACAGCTTAAATGCTACCGTTCAAGATTTGACTAATAAATTCAACACTATTATTGGTCAAGTGTCTGATTTGATGGACAATAAGCTACCTGCGATGGATTCCAAGACCGATGCGGTTCAGGCAAAGGTAGATGAGTTACGAGCAAGCTTAGGACAGATTGATTGGACTACTTTTGCCAGACGGACAGACAACAGTGGTGGCGTAAATTTATTAGCTAATACTGCGACGCTTAGAGATTTTAGTACAGGACATTATGGTGACAGTGATGCACACAACGGAATATATATAGACTCTAAAGAACAGCATTCCTCGGAAACAAACATTAATTTGGTTAAAACAAAAATAGCTCATGTTTGGGCTGATAAGGCAATGAATGCCCCGCTAGTTATACCAGGTGGAACTTATTTACCAGCAGGTACTTATACTTTGAGCTTTTTAGCTCGAACTAATGGTAATGATAGTAGTCCAACATGTCATTTTGGCCTGTATAGTGATTGGACTAATACGCATGGTGGGGGTCCTTTAGCCCAATCAGACGCAGTAAATAATGTTTGGTCGAGACATCAAATAACTTTCACCATTTCCGAAAGTTATTATCATATCACTTTAAGAATCCAACAATATGATAAAGCTCCTATACCAGGTGGCTCTATCTATTTTGCAAATCTAAAATTAGAAGCAGGCTCAATTGCTACTGATTGGTGTCAGAGTTATTTAGACTTTGACAGATTAGATGGACAACGTGACCCTGTTGATGCCCCTGATTTCAATAATTTGACCAGTACTGGAATTTACATGATTACTCAACCAGACCACGGAAAGAATTATCCTGCTGCAACTTGGGGTATCTTAAAAGTTGATAACGCTGATGATAATCGAATTGAGCAAGAATACTATGAAGATGTTGCAAATGGGTCAATTTATCATAGACAAGCAGTTAGTGGTACTTGGAGAGCTTGGCAAAAATTAGCTAACATCGATGATCTTTCAAAAGTTAAGATTAAATTGCAGTCCTTGGATCAAAATGGAGATACCTTTACCAATACTCAAACCGCCAACAAACAATCAGATGGATCATATGTTATTAACACATATGACAATGATTGGACTGCATATAAGGTTAATTGGTTACTTAATAACACAGCGTCTTATAGCATTGAATCTAATACTGATCTTAACGATGTGAAAGCTCCTGGCTTATACCATTGCTCAGGTAAATCTAACATTACCAATATGCCTTCTGGGACTGATAACTGGTTTAATATGGCCGTCAATAGTGACGAATGGAATGGATCACAAACCTTTTATGCAACTAATAGCAATCAACTTTATGTTAGAACTTGGAATAGTGCTGGTTTTACAGAGTGGCGAAGATTAGTAAATGATGGAGATTATAGTAGTCTTCAAAATTTAATTAATAGTCAAAAACTAAAAGTAGTTAGATCCTATGATATCGAAAAAGATCAAGCGGGTAGTCCCGCAACAGAAGCAATTGGTAATCAATCGGTAGTAGATCAAAGTGTGTTAGCTGCCTTTGCTGATGCACATAGAGATGTGCGAAACCACACAGATTTTAGATATCCGACAGGAATCGATCAAAACACGTCTGTTAATTTAAACTCAAACGCTTATGGGGAAACTGGTATATATAAATTTACAAATTGTGTAGTTATAAATGGCCCGTGGGCCGATTTAAATCAACGGCAATACTTTTACATGAACACCATTAGGTATGATGATAATAGTATTCATCAGTTGATTTTTCGAGGAGCAGAAGTTTATGCTCGAACAGTATCTGAAAGAATAAATTCATATCCCGAGTGGAGTAAATTTGCTACGATGGATAGCATTACGGATTTATCTAATAGATTGCGAAGCTTTACCATGCAACAAGCTATGTTCCAGCACCGCGTTGACTATGATAGCCCATCAGGAACTATTAGCAATGATACAGTAGACTTTAATAACTATCGTGAAACTGGGATATTGAAAGTTGTTGATTGCTTGATCCGAAATGGTCCATATAAATCTGATAATCGGCATACTTTATTCCTTAAGATAACTAATTTAGATGGGCAAACTCAATATCAAACTGTTTACGAAGGCGATAGCCTTTATGGTCGTAAGCTTTATAACGGAAGTGGACAGTGGCATAAATATACCAATACACCAATTTAAGATATTTATATCCTTAGTCATTAGACTAGGGATTTTTTTATGGAGGAAAATAAAATGACAGAAGAAACTACAAATGAAAATGTAATGGCTCAACAACCAACCACTGAAACTGAACCAGCAAAAGAAATCACTATGAAGACTTACTACTGGTCAAACGATAATGTGCCTTTCAGAGTAATTAGAACGACTGATGAATTACAGAAGACCAGTATCCAATCGCTGTAACTGCACCTGATCCAAACATCAAAGCTCCTAAGTATGATTGGATCGAACACAAGTGGATTGAAACTAGTGAAGAATCCCTAGGACAACGATTAACCTCTGTTGTTGAAAAACTAGAAGATGCTCAAAAGAGTATTGATGTTCTTCAAGAGGATCATCAAAAGACTTTACAAAATGCTGAATCAACTGATACTGCAATGGACCAGTTTCAAAAGACTGTTCAAATGAGTAACCGAATGATGGCTACTTTAAGTGCCACTGTATTAGCATTAACTAAGGCTTACCAAGGATTGAAGCCATCTGATACTACTACTGAAACTAAAGGAGATGCACAATAATGTTTGATACAATTTTAGATAACTTAAATAGTATTCAAAATGAAATGGTTGCAATGTTTAAGCAACAATATGAGTGGGGCTGGTTTGGCGATAAAGCCACTGCTAATGCCACTCTCAGAGGTTATGTAAGATCCAATGCCCTAACAGCCGCTGGCTACAAAGAGATCACAGGTGAAGATTATGTTGAAGAAGCTAATAGCTAACCTAAAGCATAACTTTCAGATCTTCGCAATTGGAGCAGCGTTTTCAGCAATGGGTCTATTATTATGGACGGATCACCAATATTTCTTTTGGCCTCCACAATTCGCAGGAATTATGAATGATGACGGATTAGATGCAATTGCAGTAGCTGTTGGTATAGGTTTAATGTACTATGCTTTAAAAAACGAAAAAAACAATACTGTAGCAGGGATCTTACTAAGCATCACAGCCGGATTTACAGGCTTGGTAGCTTTTGTACAACTAATCCATGCAATTTTTACAGGTCAAGCACCTATGGGATTAGGTTTTATTCTATCTTGCTATCTATTAGCAGAGGTTTTATATACGGCTAAAACTAGAAATACGCGATAAGAGGTGAGGACACTTGCATGATTTAATCAGCTTAGCACAAGTGTTGGTACCTGTATTTCTTGGATTATTAACTTGGAATTTAAATTCTAAAAAACCAAGCATGATAGCTTGGCAGAAGATAATGATAGGTTAGTTGAAGAGAATAGGCGACTTACAAAGTTAAATGCTGAAAAAGATAAAGAAATACGTGAATTATTAAAAGATAGGAGTAAAAATGAAACTAGATATTAATTTGATTTGGGGAGTAGTCGTATTAATCGTCACAGGAATGGCATATGCTTACAGCGTGAATGAGCAAAGAATTGAAGCTTTAAAATTAACACACCCTAAACTTGCAACTGCACTTGAAACGACGGGAAAATTAGCAGAAAAAGCCACAACTTATCAAGCATCTATTGATGGTAAAGAAGGCGCAAAAAGCTATATGATGCAACTGACGAAGTATATTTTCAAATTCAAAAGTTGTATCCTAACATCCCTATTGATAGAGCCACTGTAAGAAACATTGTTCAACACGAATATGAAGCAATGACTAAGAAAGGAGCCTAGTC